TTGTTGCGGGCTACAGCTATACCGGAAAGCTCAAGCGTGGTAAGGGTTCTTGCCGAATTGTCTGACGGGACTGGCGCGGTAAAAGCTGCTGACCCTCCTGAGCCAGACAACCATCGAGTTATTTCTTTTGAGATGAGTCGTAGTGTTAGCGCGTCCTCGTTCTCCACTGAAAAAGTTTTGGGCTACAACACAAGCCTGGCATCGGATTTGTTTAACAACGGGACAAATACCTATGCGGTGTTATCTTTTCTTGTTGGTCATCGGGGAAGCCTTAGCGGTAACAACTTGCTTATGATTGCACCGCCATTGACGAATGCAAACCGTCCCTATGAAATTGTTGGCGCTGTCGGGATGGGGGAGAACTCTGTAACGTTTACTTCTGATCACCAGTCAAGCGCAGAAAATAGGCTTCACCTTTTTGCTCAAGTTGGCCGAGTACATCAGCCATTCACAGGCACGCGTGAGTACGTTTTTGGAACTAACCGATTTTCAAACATCGTGGAATACGTAAGCACCAATGACCCAAGCGGAGCTACGACATTTGAAGATGAGGTGCATGCGCCTGCCGTTATTGATGTCAATTTTGACCCTGAAAGAAACCACAAAAGTCTAACTACTCCGAATGGCATGCTTTTGACAGGAGGCCTGCTTTATCATTACGACGGCTTTAGGCTTCACGAAAACGGGTTCCTGGGGATTCCTGCTTTTAAAGCATCCGTTGTTTCAGCGGGTGGTTCGTTGGCGGCAGGCACCTATCTCTACCGCGTTGTTTATGAGTGGTATGATGACATGGGTAACGTTCACCGATCTGGGGCGTCTCCGTCGCGTTCAATTACCGCAAGTGGATCTACTAGTCTCGCGACAATTACCGTGTTTGCGCTTCAGCATACACGTAAACGAGAGGGAGCTTTTGACGACTCTAACACCGGCGTGCGTGCCTGTATTTATCGCACGGTGGCTGGGGGGTCGGTCTATCATAAGGTAGGCTCGGTAAACATGAGCGGCACGGAAAGCACCCTTATTGCCGCCTTTAAAGATTATGGCGGCATTACGGATACTGAGCTGCAGGATAATGAATTATTGTATTCACAGGGTGGGTTGCCCGGTAACGGGTTTGTGGGCTCCTGTAAGGATTTGTGTCTCCACAAGGAGCGGGCTTTTGTAACGACTAGCGCAAACGCTGTGCGATTTAGCAAGTTTATGGCTAACCGTGACGCTGTAAATTTTCCTGACGATTTTTCACTAAGAGTGAGCAGTGAGAAAATAGCCATTAATTGCATCGAGGCTTCTCGAGAAGTCCTGCTTTTGTTTACTAATGCTGATGGCTTTTACGTGGCGGGAGATGGGCCCGACAATGCCGGTGTAGGCTCATACGCTCAACCTAGAATGTTTGCCCCAGGCCTAGGGGCAATTGCTGGTGCGGACCACAGTTTCTTTTCTGGAGGCACCCTTATTCAAACAAAACGCGGCATTATCAACGTGCAGCCAAACCTGCAGCTTGATTACATCGGTGCAAACATTGAAGACTCGATTTCTGGCACAACAGAAAATCGCAAGGTCCTTTCTGTCGTTGTATCGGAAGATACAAACGAGATTCGATTTCTCTTAGAAAACACAGCGTCGGGCTCGACGTCCAAGATTCTTGTGTACAACACGTTGTTTCGGCAGTTTACAGTTCACGAAATTGGTTACTCAAGCACCAACTCAGGCATTAACCTGTTTATGCAGGGTGCGGGGAACTCTTTGTTTCTGGCTACAGCGGATGGCAACATTCATTTTTCTAAACCAGGCAAATTTACCGACAACAACACCGGGTCTGAGGTCAATATTGACATGGTGGTACAGACTGGGTTTCTAAACGTTGCCGGGTTGCAAGCGAAGCAACGAGTCTATCGTGTCATGCTGCTCGGCAAGCATATTGAGAGCCACACCCTGACGCTTGACGTGTTTACGGATTACGACGATTCAACTTCTGCGACTCACACGGCAACCTTAACGGGCGACACGAACCCGTATCACTACCGGGCTCACCTGGCTAAACAGAAGTGCCAGGCTGTAAAGCTTAAGATTACCATCAGCAACGCAAACACAGAGGCTGTCCGGCTTGATGGTGTTGCCTTTGAAGTTGGCAAGCGAGCTGGTACATTCAAGCTGCCTGCAGCGCAGACCCTAGGAGCTTCATAATGGCTACGCCACTGCCTAACATTTTTGGAATGGAGCGCCTGACAGGAGAAGCTGTTTCTCAGCCAAAAGTCAGCCAAGCGGTGAGGCGACTTCTTTTAGAGTCTCGAAGAGCGACTCAAATTAACAGCATGTTGGTGGACGAGTTGGCTTCGGGGGTGTTGTCATCTGGGGCAGCGCAGCAGGTTGGCCGGGAGATGCAAAAAAATCAATCGATTGCTCGCTTTAATTCTCGAATGGCTGCAGCCAAAAACGCGGAGGAGCAAGCCACGAAGGGAAGAGGCGCAGCTATCGCCCAAAGTCTAATTGGAGCAACAGGGACGCTTGCTGCTCAATACATTAGCTCAGACCCTGGTGAGACAGGGGACGCTACAGTAGCGGGGATGGATAAAGCCTTTGAGGAAACGATATCGCCAGGGGACCTCACCGTGCCTGGTGGCGCCGCTGCTCGATTGCAGGCAGAGGCGGCGCAGCAGGCGGAACGAAGCCAATTTGGAGTGCCTGCGCTTACGGTTGACCCATCGGTTCTTGCGGCCCAGGGTCCTAGAACGTCACAGTCAAACCCTCGCCTTTTGCTGCAGCCTGCAGCTAGCGCTACGGACACAGCTTTTGGGTTAAACCCACAAGTTGTCGGTAGAGCTTTGCCTGCCGGTGCGGGTGATTTTTACGCACCGTCTTTTGCGCCACAAGCAGCCGGTCGAAGCGCTATGGATTTAAGGATGGAGAGAGCAGCGCAGGAGCCCCAAGTGGACCAGTTTCCTGACATTTCAAGCAGGAGCAAAGAAGACAAAGCCTTGATGGGCATCCAAGAAGAGCCTGATGTGGCTAAGTTAATTTCAGATGCAATGGCGCTTAAAGACAAGGAAGAGCAGAGAAAAGCTCTTAGAAAAATTATGCGGCAGTATGGCGATGGGATGGGGGGTGAGTGATGTTACCTACAAATCAGATAAACCGCGTTGTTGGCGCCGCGAAAAAGCAGGGGGACCGGGCATCAAAAGGCGCCTTTACTATTGGCGGAAGAACATTCAGTCCTGATGAAATTGGAGACATGAGTGATTTTGAGCGCGAGTATCTTGCCGGGCTTGAGCAGCAAGCTCTTGGCAACGTAAACACGCTTGCACAGCAGCAACTACGCAGAAACATTGGGCAGCTTGCAGGAGCTCAATCTGGAATTGCCCGCACTCTTGGCGCCCGAGGCCAGGCGGCAGCTCTGCGCTCTGGCAGGGATCGAGGTGAGCAGGTCTTAGCTCAGGGGCAGGAGCAGATGGCAGCATTGCGGGCCCAGGAGCAGCAAGCCGCGTCGGATACAATTCGAGACCAAATACTTCAAAGAATTTCAGATCAGCGCCAGTTGAGTGCGCAGCAGGCGGCGGCAGAAGAAAGCCGCAAGATGGGTCTAATTGGAACGGGTATTTCAGCCTTGGCGACTATTGGTGCTGCCATATTCTCCGACGAAAGGCTTAAAAGCGATAAGTCCCCCAAGAAAGGGGAGAGCGATATCCGGGAATTGTTGTCTAGCTTGCAGCCAACAAACTACAATATGGCTGGTCAAAATGAGACCGGAGTTCTTCTTGATGAAAAGGTGGAAAGCACTGACGCTGGTAAGGAAATGATTCGCAAAGGGCCAGCAGGTTTGCGGATGATAGACCAGCCACAAGCCACCAAGAAGATGCTTGCAGCCATGGCTATGCTTCACAAGGACAATGAAGACCTGCGGGGCCGATTGGCCAAACTCGAGAAAAAGGGCAAGAAAAAATGATTGAGGAAAAAATACCCTTTACCCCGCCTGGTAGCTTGCAGGAGCGAGCCCTCACCCCGCAGGAGCGCGCTGAGTTTGCACGGCGCAATCAAGAAATTAGAGAAGAAGCCGAAAGAGTGCGTGAGGAAGAGTTGCGTGCTGCAGCGCAAAGGGAGCGACAGGACGAGATTGCCTCTCTGCAAGAGCAGCTTTACAACCGCAACATCCCTATAACGCAGGTTGAGAATTTAGAAAATTTAAATCCTTCTCAGTTGGCCGAAGTTAGAAGTTATCTCGGCGTGCCGATGGGTCGCGATATTCCAGAGTCCCTACTAATGCCTCCGCCCCAGAAACCAGAGCAGTTGTTTGATGCGGATATTGACGAGGCGGTAGCTGAGCAGGAAAAAGCTTTAAGGGATGAATTTTCAGGGCTTTTTAGTCAATATCGAAACAGGTTAGCTGGAATCAGGTCGGGCATGCGCGGTGCTGCCGACACAGAAAAACTCTCAGCAGAAGCCGCCAGCGCGGCGCGGGTTGCTCAACTGCAAGAAGAGGGTGAAGCTAGAGGGGAGTTTCGACAAGAGTACCGAGACCTAGTTCGGCAACAGCAGACAGCTTCAAGGGTGCGCCGCGAGGCAAAGGACAAGGCCCGCAGGGAAATTGATGACGCGGTTAGTGAAGTCCGAGAAATGCGAATTAATCCTAATCGCATGTTTCAAAATACATCAAGCCGAGTGGTCGCTGCTATTGCTGCAGGACTAGGGGAATTTGGTCGAGGGCTTCGAGGCGGCGGCACTAACACTGCTTTGCAAATCATTAACTCAGCAATTGACCGCGATATTGACGCTCAAAAGCAGGCGATAAGAACTGCCGAGGTGGGTGTCAGAATGCAAGAGAGCAGCTACAAAAGATTGTTGGACCTTCATGGTGATGATGAAAAAGCAGAATTGTTAGCTCGCCACCAGGCGCTTGAGTTTGCCAAAATGAAAATTGGGGAAATTTCTGACCGCTATAAAGTGCCTCTCGAGCAAAGCAAGCTTGCGGGTCTTGTTGCTGGCATCGACAAGGGTCTGCTTCAGACGGAATTGGCTCTGGCGGATAAAGAATTTAACTCCCGGATTGCAGAATTGAAAGCAAGGCCAAAGGCCAAAGCGGTAGAGTTTAACAAAGATGAAGCAAATTTTTTCCGCATGTTTAACGACTTTAGGGGCGAGCTGCAGAACCTGAAAGACATGTATTACGGAAGAGGGGCCTACAAGGAGCTGGGGCCTCTAAAGGGCGAAGTGATCAGCAGGATACTTTCAGAAAAGCTAGCGGGGAAAGACGGTTTTATTTCTGGGCTAGGAAGGTCTCTTGGAACGCACGCTGCGCAGTTTTATGAATCAGGCGCACGTCTTTCTAAGTCGTTTTCTGAAATTAAAGAAGCGGGAAAAATTTCAGATATGGACCTTATCTTTTACCTCGAAAGGGTGCCGTTGCCTGATGATTCGGATGTGATGATTGAAGCTAAAATTGCAGCGCTCGATAAATTCCAAGAGAAGGCTATGGAGCTTCGCCTAGGACTCTTGACGCCCGCCCAGTTTAGAAAAGCCAATAAGCTAATTCAGTCTCAAATGTCGAGCCAGGGGCTTACAACAGTAGACCCAGCGCAACGCTCGCAACTGATTAAGCAGTTGTACGGTAAGACGGAACCGGCACTACAGGGACCGTTGAGGTAAAAATTAATGGCTAGACTTTTTGACTTTGCAGCTAATCAATATGTTGATGTGCCTGACGAGGAAGTGTCGAACTTGGTAGGGCAGGGCTCGCACGGGTTTGCCCAGGGCCAGGAAATTGACATTGTGCTGCCAAATGGTCAGCCGTTTAAAATTCCTGGTGGGGACGCGGCTCATGCTTTTAAGTTGGGAGCACAGTATCAGTCCCCAGAGCAAGCCGAGGCAGAGGCGTTCAGGCAGGAGTACGGTTCAGGTTTTGGCAACGCGCTTCTTGCCTTTGGTGCCGGGCTGGGGCGCGGGGTTACGCTTGGTTTATCCGACGCTGTTTTATCTCAAGCAGTAGACCCGAAAATACTGCAGACATACCGTGAAGAGTTTGGAGGGTTAAGCACAACGGGTGAGTTAACTGGCGCAATTGCCCCTGCATTGTTTACGGGAGGGGCGGGCGC